AGGAAATGAGAGATAGGATTTTAGATTCTGCAACGATGATGGGACTTCCATTAGGGCAAGATATGGGTGTTATTTTCAGTAACATGAAAAGTCTGATTGAAATGATGAAATTTCAGGTTGACAGAGTGGATTCTGACTTGTAGAATATGGAAACCCTAAATAGATATAGAGTTAAATAATTTTATGTCTGTCATTTATAAATTTATTAATAACATCAATCAAAAAATTTATGTGGGGCAAGCAATTGATTATAAACAAAGAATAAGAACTCATAAATTTAATTTAAAGCAAAATAAAAATACACCCTTCTATAATGCTTTAAAAAAATATGGGTGGGAAAATTTTTCAATTGATATTATTGAAAAATGTGAAGAAAATAAATTAAATGAAAGAGAGGTTTATTGGATAGAGGAAAAAAATTCTTTATATCCTAATGGTTATAATCTTTTAGAGGGTGGGAAACAGTCAAGGCATAACGATATTACAAAACAAAAAATATCAAGTGGTAGAAAAGGTATCAAATTTAGTGAAAGTCATATTGAAAATTTAAGAAAATCTCATCTTGGATATGTAATGCCAGAGGAACAAAAAAAGAAAATATCCATATCAAATAAAGGAAAAGTTGTTTCTGAAGAAACTAAAATAAAACTTAAATATCAACAACCCCATAGAAAAGAAGTTGGAAGGTTTGATAATGAAGGTAACTTGATTATTAAATATGAGAGTATAATGGATGCTTCAATATGTTTGAATTGTTCTCCTGGAAATATATCTGAATGCTGTAATGGAAAAAGAAAAATGAATAAAATTTTAAATGGAGATATTTTAAAATTTTTATGACTTTAAGCAAGGGCTTGACATCCCTTTTTATTACAAGTAAAATAAAGTTGTCTTAAAGGCCAAATCTAAAAAATACAAAGGTAACAATGTCATTTGAAAATCTAAAAAAGCAATCTAAACTTGGTTCTTTGACCTCTAAACTGGTTAAGGAAGTTGAAAAAATGAGTACCACATCTAATGGTGCTGATGAAAGACTTTATAAACCAGTTGTAGACAAGACTGGTAATGGTTTTGCAGTTCTTCGTTTCTTACCAGCACCTGATGGTGAAGAACTTCCTTGGGCAAAGATGTATTCACACGCATTTCAAGGAAATGGTGGGTGGTATATTGAAAATTCTCTGACTACTATTGGTGGTAAAGACCCACTTGGAGAATATAATCGTGAACTATGGAATACTGGAACTGAAGCAAATAAAGAAACTGTACGTAAGCAAAAACGCAAACTTAACTACTATTCTAACATTTATGTAGTAAAAGACCCTGCGAATCCATCAAACGAAGGTAAAGTCTTTCTATTTAAGTATGGTAAGAAAATCTTTGATAAGATTATGGAAGCAATGCAACCTGAATTTGAAGATGAATCACCAATCAATCCTTTTGACTTCTGGTTGGGTGCAAACTTCAAACTGAAGATTGTAAAGAAAGATGGTTATTGGAACTACGACAAATCTGAATTTGATCGTGTTTCTCCACTTCTTGACGATGATGAAGCAATGGAAGCACTTTGGAAGAAAGAGTATTCTCTTGCTGCTGTGACTGCTCCAGACCAGTTTAAGACCTATGAAGAACTTGAACGTCGTATGAATATGGTTCTTGGAAACAAGACTGCCCCAACTCGTTCTCGTGAAGTTGCAGAGCAAGAAGACTCATATTCTTCTTATGAAGAAAAATCATCTGTAACAGAAAATCGTGTTGTAGAAGAACTGGAAAAATCTTATGCTCGTAGTAAGGCACCAGTATCTAAAGTTGAACCCGATGAAGATGAGGATGATGCCCTCTCATATTTCCAAAAATTAGCAGAAGAATAATTAACTATAAATTCTAATATTATCTCCTTTCTTCAAGGTAGCATTCACATACTGAGTGCTACCTTTTTCGTATATCATCATTTCATCAAGGTCATCAAAAACAATATTTAAATATTTTGGTTTTAGTAAAAAAATATTTCTTTTATTATTTTCAAGTTTTTCTTCGTATTCGTAATTTGTAATAGGAACCACTAAATTATTTTTTGTGACTTGAGAATCTATAAAATAATCATAATAAGATACTGAATAAGTAGAGTTTACTTGAAGTCCTGCAGGAACAATAGTTACTCCTTGACTATTTTTTTCTTCAACTGTTTCGTAATGATGAATACCATTATAAAGAGTGTTATAGTCTCCATACTTATCTAAAACATAATTATCAAATTGTTGTTGAGGTAATGGCCATTCTGTTTGAACATTAATAACATTATTGCAGGTCAATACCAACCAATCTAAAGAAGAGTCATCATAAACCTCAAAGGCAACATTATCTGGACGATCATTTCCTATAATTTGATACTTTGTAAAAAATGCAAGATTTTGAAAAATATCTTTTCTTAACTCACCTTTCTTAAATAAATTTTTAACAGTGATATAATCACCTATTCTAGCATCAGGAAGTCTACTGACGTATTCAAAATCTGGAAGTCTGCGAAAGTAATTTGACATTTTAGTACCCTATTCCAGGTAAACCTTCATAATCATTATTGAAAATTGGTTCAAGTTCTTGAAACTGCATTTGCATTTCATAAGAAACCATGTACCCATCAGTATAAGTTGCATATTGCCCTTCAGGTGCATAAGACACAACAACACTTTGTAATGCACATTCTTTTATTCTACCTATGTATGGATGATCTTTTCCATTTTTACCTAGATGTAAATATTGAATTCTAAAAGTATGTGGTGCCTTTAAAAATAAATTTGATTTACTTTTAATTGAGGACATTCCTCTTTTAAAAAAATTTAAGATTTTAATAATTTCTTCTGCTTCCTTTTTATCTCTTGCTGACATTTTAAAAGTAAAACTAAAAGGTCTTAATGTTGGTCCATTAAAAAGAAGTTCCAGATTTGGGTTTATAACAATACCTTCAGTTCTTGCTAATAATGCTGCACCATCACCACCAGCAGCAACTGCCGCAAAACCGGTTGCAACTGCATTTTTAGCTTGTGGATCTTTATTAGCATCACCAAAACCTTTTCCTATTGCACCGGCCATTGCCCCTATACCTTGTGTAATACCAGACAGTGCAGCGGCAGCCAATGCCCCTTTTAGTGCATCTAAATCATTTCCTTGCCAATTACACGCATTTGTGTCAGAAATTCCTGCTGGTATTGGTAAAACAACTGTCCCAATTCCTTTTCTATTTTGTGCCTTTGGATCTCTCCCAAGATTAAGAATATTATCACCACCTTCTTTACCTGCTGTAATTCCTTTTGATGGTAAATACTCCAACATCGTAAATTTAATTACATCTTGTTTGGTTTCCCCTAAACCTAGTGGATATGTAAAATTACCAAAATCAGTGCTTTTTGTTCCTTCAGATGCTTCTCCAGTATCTACTGATTGTGTTCCTGCTTCTGCTGAAGATGCGACACTTGGTTTGATAATGTTTAATTTTTTTTGTTGTTCTGGATTTATTTTATCTAATACTGCCCCAGTTTGACCTGAAGCATTTGTTCCAAGACCTTTAGAAAGAGTTGTCTGAACTTGTGCCTGAGTATTTTTGGCAATATTTCCGCCAGGGTCCATAGATTTTTTAAAATCTTTTCCTGCAGCATCTGTATATGTTTGAGTTTTTCCACCATCAGTTGTGGTTGCTGCAAGTGTCCAAGTAGGAAAAGTTCCAAGTGGACCCGCAGGTTTTATAATATAAGTTTCAGTTTTAGATCCAGTATATGCAGGACCTTGACCAGTAAGAGTTGTTACTGTTCTATGATATATTGGTGTTTTATTTTCACCTACTGGTGTCATTGCTTGATCACTACAATATTTTCCAGCAGAACATCCATTAAATGTTGGTATTTTTTCTGCCATCAGAATACCTCCACACTAATGAAGGTGTTTAAAATATATGTCTGCTCTCTTCTAAACATAGACATAAGAGTTTTATTTATTTAGACGGAATTTTGCATAAGGTATTGCGAGTAGTTCATCAAGTTCATTATATTTAACAACATGAAGTTTTCCTGAGACTTCTGGCCAAGTATAATTTCTATATTTTCTCCAATGAAAATTAATTCCCCTAAATCCCCAATTCTCCAATGAAGTACAAGCAATTAATGGATGTTGGTCATATTCTAATTTTGGTGTTTTTGCATTATAGAAAAAGGTATAAAACTTTCCTGGTTCTGGATATAAAACTTCTTCTGTAAAAAGTTCCATAATTATGAGCATTAAATCTTCTGGGTCATTACTTCCTTGTTTCTCAATTTCCTTTTTAAGTTTTCTAACTCTTGCTGTGGATGAGTTGTCTATGTACTGACCAAATCCTTTTTGTTCCATTATTCTATCCAAAAATCTCTTGTTCTGTAATGACCTTAAACTCTAACATTCTATCAGCACACCATTCTTGAATTGCTGTCCATTTTGCTTGATTTACCACATAAGTATTGACCTCGTGAATAAAGGTTTTTGTTTGCTTATTTCCTTTCACTGGTGGAATAGTTTGTTTTTTTGGTTTTATTTCTATTACATACTTTTTAGTTTTATTATCTTCTAAAACTTCTATTATAAAATCTGGGAAATATCTACATACTTTTTGTTTTACTGGATTATAATAGGGAACACAAAATTCTTCAGACCCATATCTCAAAATATTAGGAGACCTATCACACCACTGCATAAACTTAAGTTCCCAACTACTACGATATACTATATTTCCACAATCACCAATATATTTTTCAGGATTTCTTGGATGAAAATGTCCTTGATGATATTTTGAGTCACGAGGCATATCTACACTACATAATATATACGCTAAAAATATTTATAAATGCCAAAAAAAGTTAGTGTAGATCAAATCAAGGCAAATCTACTTCACCCTGCTCTCACGTCTCATTTCTTGGTTGAAATAGGTGTTCCAGCCTACGGTACATCAAAAGGTGGATTTGTAAAATACTTAGAATCTAATGGTGTGAAGTATGATCAAGAAAAGTTGAGATTGTTGTGTTCTGAAACAGTTTTGCCTGGATCTTCATTAGCAACTCACGAGAATACTACTGATTTTACTGGAGTAACTGAAAAATTTGCATATCGTAGAATATATGATGATAGAATTGATTTTACTTTCTATGTTGATGCTGATAATTATCTCCCAATTAAATTTTTTGAATGTTGGATTAAATATATTGCCGGAGAAAGTAAAACCCCAGCAAAAGGTAGACTTTCATCAACAGTTCCAAATTATTTTTATCGTGTTCGATATCCAAAGTATTATATTTCTGAACAGGGACTTAAAGTAACTAAATTTGAAAGAACTTCCAAAAATAAAAAAAGTAAGAATCATGAAGGTGCAACCTTAACATATAATTTTGTGAATGCATTTCCACTGTCAATCACTTCTATGCCTGTTTCATATGATACATCTTCATTGTTAAAATGCACTGTATCATTCAGTTATATTCGTTATTATTACACGTCATCGGTTCTGGCAAAAGAGCATGAAGGTACACCAGATAATGCTGAATCTTCAAAAACTGGAGCAGCAGATAGTCCACAAGCACTTACAGGAGCATTTGGTCTTACAGGTGCACAATTGGATGCAATTGAAGCACAGGATATTTTAAATACAGAAGCACTGGAAACTTTTTCTAATCCCCAATTTGGAACAAGTTCTAATGTACCTGGTGGTGATATCAAATTTAGTGGACAAAGACCTGCTCCATTATTCTAATCTAAATAACCATACCTGAAATTATTATAGGACATTATGCCTTTACCAAAACCCACGACACCGATTTACGAACTTGAGTTGCCTTCTACTGGTGAATCAATCAAATACAGACCCTTTCTTGTTAAAGAAGAAAAGGTGCTGTTGATTGCACTAGAAAGTGAAGATACAAAACAGATTACTACTGCAATTAAAACTGTAATTAAGAGTTGTATTATTACTAAAAATATTAAAGTGGAATCACTTCCAACTTTTGATATTGAATATTTGTTCTTAAATAT